TATTTTTAAAATCTGTAGCGTACCAACCTTTACCTTTTAATTGAAAACCAGTATTAGTTGATAGCAATCTTTTAATATTTATATCATCACATTTTATACATTTTTCTGGATCAGTTTGGTCTTTTCTAATAGTTTCCCAAACTTCACCACAAGACTCACATTTATAATCTCTTATAGGCAAAATATATCTCCTGAATAATAGTTCCAACTTTAAATGCTAAAGCTAGAGCTAAAAAAGCTACTAGGAAACAGAATCCTAGTAGCGGTAAAAAGCAAATAAATAAAATATTATTTAAAATGTTCATTTAATTTCTGAATTTTATTAATAAGATTAGTTTCATAATCATACTCAGCACCAGCCATTTCATAATTAGGATCATCTATTAATCTTTCAATAATACCTAGTTGAATATCTCTACATGCAATAGCAGATCTTAAAAGTCTAAGTTCTTCTTTTTGTTTTTTTATAAGAATTGCAGTATCAAAAGTATCTAATAAATACTGCATTTCTATATTTAATTTTTCTAAAGCACTCTTAACCATGACACGAAACACATTCTGATTTATTAGCTTGGATACCAGTTTCTGATCTAATATAATATAAACTTTTAATCCAAGGATCTTTAAAAGCCATTTTATGTACCTCCGAAATATATTCTTCCGATTCATTAGCACTAAAGAATAAATTAATAGATTGAGCTTGATCAATCCATCTTTGTCTAGCAGAAGCTAATCTAATAATTTGCATTTGATTAATTTCGAATGCAGTTTCGAATACCTTTTTTTCATGATCATCTAACCAATCTACATGACTCACAGAACCAGAATTCTTAATAATAGATTTAACTACTTCTTCATTATAAACATTTCGTGCTTTCATTATTCTTAACAATGTAGGATTTATTCTATCAACTTTACCTGCGGCTGTATTTTGCACATAAGCATTTTTATATATTGGTTCTATACCTTGAGAACCAGATTCACAAATTGCAGCAGATGACAAATTTGGAGCAATAGATAATCTATGAGTATTCCTTACACCATAACCAACACACCATTCTGGTTCACCAAATTCTTTAGCCATCCATTCTGATGCTCTTTTAGATTCAGTATACAAATGCTTAAAAATTTCAGTATTTTTTAAATTTGCTTCAAAGGAATCAAAGGCAATACTATTATTCTGTAGATATGTGTGGAATCCTAAAAGTCCTAATCCAAGTGCTCTGCTTTTTTCTGCAAATTTTACAACCTTTTCCATACCAGGAATATGTTTACCGATTTCTATCAAATCTTGGTTTACACAATCTAAAAATACAGTAGCATCAAATACAGCATCAGTATCCTTCCATTCATCAAATTTTCCAGCATTCATTGATGATAATACACAAGAATATGTAATTTCTTCATCAGAATACAAAGTGATCTCAGTACAAAGCTGGCTTGCTTTTACTAATAAACCTTTATCTTTATACATTTGAGGATTCTGTCTATTAGTTTTATCAACAAAGAACCAATACCCTTTACCTGTGATCATCTTCAATTTCATTGCTTTCTGATAACGTTCAATCGCATCTGGATCTTGTGCATCTAAACGTTCAATAAATTTATCAGTTACAATCCAACCAACATTAGCATCATCTGGATTTTTACTAATAAAATTTAATATCTCAAAAAAATCATTGTGGTCTATTTCTATATATCCAGCCCAAGCACCTCTACGACTAGAACCTTGTGAAATATCTCTTGATACTTGAACAAAATCTTTATATACTGGAAGTACACCAGAAGAACTACCTTTTAAGCCAGTAATTTTCGATCCACGAGGTCTAATATTACCTAGATAACTAGATGTACCAAAACCATTTTTAGACAGTATAGCAACCTCTTTTTGTGACTCATAGAAGCCATAAACAGAATCTGGTACAGAATTTCCTGAACAACTTACCGGACAACCAACACCTGTACCCATATTAGATAATACAGGTGTAGATGCTGCTAACCAACCTTTCCATAATAAATTAAAAAATTTTGGTTCCCATTCTGTAGGATTTGTAGTATACTTTGATGCATGTTTAGCAATTCTATTATATACAGATTTTAGGTCTGGATATTGATCTGATAAATAATTTTCTTTTAACATTTGCCAAGCAATTGTTGTAATCCAATCAGGCAATAGCCCTTGTTCTTGGAGAGATTTTCTTTCTTCTCCTAATTGATCATAAATTGATAACTCTGGTGCCATATTATTTCCTTAACTTTTGTATTTTATTAATCAGCTTTGTTTCATAATCATAATCTACACCAGATAGTTCATATTCTGGATCATCAATTAATCTTTCTATTATATTCAATTGAATATCCCTAGAAGCAATTGCAGATCTCAATAACCTAAGTTCTTCTTTTTGTATATCTAATAATACTGCAAGATCAAATATATTTGTATCACAATTAATATCTACCATGTAAATTTAGCCTCTTTCCAGTCTCTAGTATAATCATTCCCCTGTGAGGAGAAGAAGTCATGTAATACTGATGATTCAATATCTTTATATATCCATTTTGCAATTGGGTTATATGTAGGTTTAAATATTGCCTTAAATGATAAATTTTCCAAACAAATATCTAATCTAGATTCAATAAAATGTTCTAATTGTTTAGCAGAAATTCCTGGTATAGAACCTTTTTCAAAAATCTTACCAATAATAATAGTTTCATGTTCTAATATTAATTTAGCAGTATCAATTAAATCTAAATTTAATCGAATAATATCTTCTTCTGAAAATTGACCATCATTAATAGCTTCATTCAACAAAGTTCTAAATAACCAAGCACCAGCTTCAGAATGTTTAGTTTCATCATTAATAGAGAAATTGATACCAGCATTTAAATTTATTAATTTGTTTTTACCTACACTATTAAAATGTTTAAAAAATGCAAAACTAGAATATAGAATTGCACCCTCAATCATACTAAAAATACCAACAGACTTTAGAATATCATAAACAGTATCTCTTTTATCTATGCGTTTAGTAATCCAATTCATTCGATTTTGTAGGATCTGATCTTCTTTATATGAATTGAAAAATTCATCAGTATCTAGTCCTAAAACCTCATTAATTTTAGCGTAGAATGGTGCATGTACCCCTAATTCAAAAAATGCAAATGTAGCTGCCATTCTTTGAATATCAGGTCTAGGAAACACCTTAGAGACATAATTCTGCCAATAATCATTTCCTACATTAGTTTCATAGATAGTAAATAATTTTAAGGTGGATATTACTCCATGATATTCTGCTTCAGTAAAATTTGTCTTTAAATCATGTAAATCTTTTTCAACTTCAATTTCATCTGGTAGCCAAAAGATTTCTGCTTGACTTTTAGCAAATTCTATTGCTTGTGGGTAATCTACTGTATATTCAGATTTAGGTGTTAATATCCTAATTGCCATCGTTTGTCCTTATTAAATATCACCAATTTTACGTTCTTCCGATTTTAGGATTTCAAATCCATCAGGATATCTAGCAGATAATTTTTCAATATTCATCTTTAAGATTTCATCTAGTGTAGTATTTAGTGCAGTACAAGCAAGAGATAAATACCAAAACACATCTCCCAATTCCCTTTTCATATGGTAAATGTTGTCTGCATTCAATGGCTTACCTTGCCACAAAATTTTCTTACAAATTTCTCCGAATTCCCCCTGCTCGGCAGATAATCCAAAACTAGCAGTTAATAGTTCTGGAATTTTAACTCCAAATGTATTATTTTCTAATTCTCCCAATCTAGCAATCATAGCATCATAATTGCTAGATGGATTTGATACAGTGGATTCTACAAAAGTTTGATATTGTGTATTTAATGTCATATTATTTTACCTAGTTGTTAATGTTGAAAGTTTTTGTTCTACGATATCTCTATATTGAACCCAACCTTTAAAATTTCTATAATACAAAGTTGAATCAAATCCAGGTGTAGCTTGATGTTCGCTAGGCGATGCATGGATAGGAAT